GTTCTGTTTCTTCATCAGAAAAACTTGAAGCATCATAGTTAGTCATTTTCCCGCCCTTTTTCTTAGCAGAAAATTTGAAATTCACACCGCAGTTTTCATCCCAAGGCTGTTTTCCATCTTCGATAACATCATCGATTTTTTCCATGATCTTTGCACCGAATTTGAAGATGAACACTTTACCATTGTTTTCTGGTTTGTTTGCGTCATCGATGATAAGTACGTTTGTATAGAAGCTTGTAGCTTTTTTTCTATCGTAGTACACTTCATTGTCAGTTTCATAATAGTTGTTCGCATACAGATCTTCACACACAGGACATTCTTTACCAATAGACGAAGGGCAATTATCAATGAACCAACCGCCAACGTCATTGAAGAAGTGAGCCTTCAATTCTGCATATGGCATGTCGATATCTGGACTGTCAAGGAAGCGCATTGTAACTTTTGCTTGGTTGTTGTCGTTAAACGTTGGAACATACAAGCGGTCGTCATTTTTGAACTTTTTCTTACGATCTTTAATCTTCTGATTAATTCCAGACCAGTCTTTCTTAAAAGTCTTTTTTGGCATATAGCAATCCTTCATATAAGTTTGTATAGTGTTTTTTGTATATAGTAAATATAACGAAATTTGGGAGGTTTGTCAAGAAAAAATGACAAATTTTCAAAAATAATATCTGCCGCCGAATTTGTCAAGAAAAAATTTCAAATAAATCATGAATATCATCATCTATATGATTCTTCTTAGCCATTTCATCTTTAAGAATCCATTCAGTTTCGTCATCTATAAATTTAAGAATGTTCCCTAATGATATAGTTTCCTCCATAAAAAGAATGGAATCTGATATATCGATGTTATAATTCTTTTTCAATTGTCGTAATGCGATATTAAAATTGTGCTGTTCATTAATAGTGTATGAACACCCTTGAATGAAACGACTTATGGTTTTGTAATCAAAGCCAAAATGCGTTTCTATGATATGGAAGAATCTTGCACTATCAAGTTCGTTATGAAGATTATCTTCAGTACGTTTGAATTCCTCATATTCATTCTTTATCAGTTCTGTTTCTATCAGAATAGGTTCAATGTCTTGACTCATAATACCAACTTCATTTTAATAAGCAATAATTTAGTTCTTCATCATCAATATGTCGGTATTCCAGAACAAAACCACCAGTAGACAACAGTTTACCAAGCAGTATTATAGAATTTTTATTTTTGACAGCATGTGTACCAGAGGTCATACCTTCCACATAAATTCGGGCATGACAATTGGGACACAATTCTATCAAATTTGATTTATGATCGGACCCACCCATAGATTTAGGAACTATATGATGAAAATTTATCTGGGATACATCTTCACACACATAATTACAATCGGGCATTTGACATTGATACATCGCTCCTCCATACATTAATATGGAGTATGTATATTATTTCTAATATTCAATTTTCGGTTTTGTATCGTCAGCTTTTTTTGCGGGTGTAGATCTAATTATTCTTCTATTTTTGGGCTTGGTATCACTTGGTTTGTCAGCCACTGGAGCCCGTTTTGGTTTACTATTAGAGACAGGTTTACTTGTTGTATTGGCTGATGGTACATTATCGTTATCGTTAAACACTTCATCATCTGACAACCTCATTTTATTATAGTCAACTTTGATTGTTACACCAACTTTATTCTGACCATACCTGTTCTTAATAATATTCCATCGGAATTTTAACATATTTCTCAATTCATCGCTTTGGGTTACTGCAATTATAATATCTGCGGTAAATGCTGTTCCAATCGAATCTGATGTATTGGTAAGATCAAGTTCATCTTTCCCCATACCCATTCTGTTTGTTTGGATAGCTGAAACGATAGGAATACCCAATTCAACTGCAAGTCTTCTAACTTCCTCTGTGATTCGTTTCTGAACCGTGTAGGTGTTATCAGATTTGTTGTTCATGGTTGCTGCCATAATACCAATGTAATCGATATAAATGATATCGGGAATGAATTTTTTCTTCAGTTCCAATTCTTTTATAAAATTACGAATATGGCTAATGGTTGCAACACCAGTCGGATATTCTTTAACGATAAATTTCCCTGCCATATTAGCTCGTGCTCTTTTGAAACACTCAGAAAATTTCTCTCTTGTCAACTTTTTAATATCTTTCGTGCTTATATCGAACGAATTGGCAATGATTCTTTCACCAATCTTGAACTCCGACATTTCACAGGTGATATAAACAACCTTTTTACCTTGCTGTGCATTGTTTTTGGCTAACGATCCCATCATAAGTGATTTACCCATGTTGGTTTCAGCCATAATCAATGTCAAGGTTTTCTCGTGGAATCCACCTTCAATCAGATCATCAACACTATCCAGACCTGTAGATACTACGTAGTCGGTATTGTGGAGATGGTCATACATATCATCTTCAGATTCTTCATCAAAAATGTCGAGTCCGACATTATCATCAAACGAAAACGCGAGGGCTTCTCGAATTTCGTCTGGAGCTGATAATATTTCATCCATTTTTTCATTTGTAACTCTATCTGCGATATTGAAACAAACTTCCATAACAGATTTTTGTTGGATATATTTTTCAATTTCCCCCAATATTACATCTGTCGTATAATCCGAGATGTCTATTTTCAAAACTTCCCGTAAATGGTCAAATACCTCTGCGTTTTTCAATTTCAATCGAGTTTCTTTAACATTTGGAAACTTACCATATTTCGTCATAAATTTCTTTATGAATTTAAGTAGTTCCACATTATCAGAATCGTCAAATAATGAAAATTTAAAGTAAGGGATAACTTTATCCCTCACCTTAGAATCTGTATATAAAAACTTCATGATAATGTTTTCTAATAACACTTCATCGTCATTATCACTCATTAATCACCCTCAAGAAAAAATACTGTCCAAAAATTCCTCTTCGTTCACAACAGTGTTATCTTCAGTAAAGGTATATTTGTCTTCAAGATATTGCGAAAATTCTGTATCATCGAAAATAGGTTTCCAGAATTCAACACAGTAAATGTCGTTCTCTTTATATTCCTTATCGTTTTCGATGAATGCTCTTGAATATTTACCAGCTTTAGGTTTAACTACGCAACCGAAGTCCATAGCATCCGCAAGTAAGCCGTAGAAAGGGTCAAGACCACCTTCATTTCGAATTCTATATTGTAATTTACTCTCACCTTTAGAGAATCGAGATTTAAATGTTTTGGCAGTAATGATATGTCCTTCAATCACGTCCGTAGATTTGTTTTTATCTTTAGCGCGAGACATACCAAGTACAATAGCTTCACAGTTAAATGCAATTCGTCTACCACCAGGAATAATTAACGGATCACCGAAACCACCTGTATTATCGTAAACGTGATTCACTACGAAAAACGTAGCTTGTGTGTTTAGCAAAATATTCGCTAAACGATTTTTCTTTTTTGCTTCAGTCATATCATTAACATCGTTACCATTCAAAGCATCTTTGAGAGTTTTGGAAGTTACAAGTGTACCCCAACTGTCAATGATAAAAATAGTGTTTTGACGTTCTTCCATTGTCTGTTGATCAGTGATGGATAGAATCAGTCCTTCAATTTTTTCCAAGCTACTTTCACGGAAAACTTGGAGCTTATCTGGAGATAAATCGATTCTCAATGCGTTTGCCATACTTTTCTTAAACGCTCGTTCTGTATCAATCACTACGACCTGCATTCCAGCCTTTTGAGCACTTCTTGCAATGTTCATAGCAATGAACGATTTCCCAAGCATAGACGGTGCTGAGACCATACTCATATGACCAATAGGGATACCACCCTTCACACGTCCACTATAAAGCAAGTTTAATGAAACACAATTTGTAGATAAAAATCGCACTTCATCGTTCATATCATATGAAAATGATGAAAGTGCGTCTCTATCTTTAGAACCTTTATCGCTTTTAACGATATCGTAAATACTTCTTGACATAATGTCTCCTCTTAGAACACGACAAACTCCTCAATATTTGTCTTTTCCAAGATCACATTACCCCAACCGAATGCATCATAAAAATCTTCAACTAATTTTATAAAGTTTTTGTACCATTGTGTATTGTAATCAATTTTAAAATAATCTGTGAACTCCACAGGGTAATTACCAACATACGCGATAATTTCCGTCTGGAGAATATTATTTTTGTTTACATACACAACTCTGATTTGACTACCATTACCGACAAACGGATACATCAATTTCTTCTTTTTAATTAAGAAATTGTAGAGCATGGAAGCTTTTACATGTTGTGGAGTTTTGGACTTGAAATAGACCTCTCCATTACTTATATAAGTTTCCACATCTTCAGAATACTTGTCGTAATTGTTCACTGAGCGAGGAGCAGATATATTGAATATATCTTCTTTCATGAACCTTTCCTTGTAATCTCTAAGCATATCAACAATCTTA